CTAAGGCTCGAGCCGCTAAGGCCGACCCCAAGGCCTACGAGGCCAGCGTAGCCAGCGCCGTTAAGGCCAAGGCCGACATCGACGCCATGTGGTCTAAACTCGAAACTGAGCAGCGGGCTAACGCCGAGGCCATGTCAAAGATGGTCGGCGAAATCGACACGTTAAAGAAACAGGTCGATGAGGCAAAGAAGGAAGGCCAGCGGAACCTTTACACCCTAGTCGCCGCGGGCATGATGGTACTCGGTGGTCTCGCCGTTGCCTTCGGTCGTGTCATAATCGGGGCGGGCTTGCTCCTCTCGGGGGTCTGCATCGGCGCCGTCCCCTACCTCCTCGACTCCGCTTGGTTCCTGCCTTCGGTTGGTGGCCTGTTCCTGCTCGGCCTCATCGTCGGCGGCTGGAACGTCTACCGCGGGCACTTAAACGATAAACACAATGACCCGCCGCAAAGCCCGTCAGCCTAAAGTCATCTGGCGTCCTCTCGGGAAAGAGAAGGCCTGGGGCATGGCTACGACCGACCCCGTTCACCCCCTCATCGAGATTGACCCACGCCTATCCCCTCGTCGTGAGCTCGAGGTCCTCTGCCATGAACAACTGCACATCTCTCTGCCCAATCTCTCCGAGGCTGAAATCGACCGGCTTGGCAAAGAGATGAGTCGCACCCTCTGGTCGCAGAACTACCGCCGCGTCCTGATGGGCAAGCACAAGACCCCCGTGAGGATTAGCAAATGACCGCCGAGACCTTTTGCACGACCGTTGTCCCGGGCATCGCTGGCGTAGCCTACCTCTTTGCCGGCGTGGCTAACCTTTGCACAAAGAACTACCTGATGGCTACGGTCTGGCTGTGCTACTCGGTCGCTAACATCTGCCTCATCCTAGTCACCCGCAAATGAGCCCGCCCCCACCCATCGATAACGAAGCGACCCAGTCCCTGGTCAAAGACGGTCTAGTGGCGTCCATCCTCGGAGGCTTGGCTATGACGGCTCGACTACTGCTGTCGCAGGAACCCGTTACCCCTGGCTGGGTCTTGCGCCGTATCTCTGCCGCCGCCATCACTGCGGCCCTAGTCGGGTACGCTATCACGGACCATATCGCTTCTCCTGGTCTACGCATGGGCGTCGTCGGTGCAGCCGGGTACGCTGCTCCCGAGGTCATGGACTACATCCTCAAGTATCTGAAAGCCCGGGGCGAGGCTGAGGTCGCTAAGGTAACCAAGAAACCGAATGACAAAAAGAAACCAAGCAAGCGGGGGAAGTGAGACGAACCTCCTTTGGGCGACGGTGGCCCTGGTCGTTTGCGCTGGAATGGCTGCCGTCTCGGTGGCCTACATCTCCGACCTCATCCTCAGCTCGTTTGCCAACTCCTCGACGATGGCCCTACTGATCACGGACGCGGGTACGAAGAGCGACGACGCGGGGCTTGAGCGCCAACTGACCTCGGCGACGATGGGGCTGAAAGCCTGTCGCGACCTAGGTTGGGCCTTGGCGGTCGGGTGCCTAGGGGTGGGGATAGCGGTCTTCCTACGCTTTCGACGGGCAAACGCCTCCTAGGGCAAGCCAGAGGGGTCTAATTGGGTAGCCTAGGGGCTGACTGGGACGCCGACTTAGGGGCAGAATAGGGCTTCATAAGACCTTTAGCATATAGCCCTTGACCTTAAACCTAAAGCCCTCACAACAGAGACCGATATGAAACTCCTCCTCGCCCTCCTCGCTGGCCTCGCGCTAGCCGCCTACATCCTCGCCCTCGCCGACGGCCCTTCCCTCGTCGACATCATTAACAAGTACTAATCTCCCAACCCACCAAGCCATGAAACAACTACGCCAAGAAACTCAACATCTCCGAGAACTTATTGACCAAATAGAACAAGCAAAAAACTGTTTAGCGCTCTTCCAAGACGGAACTACGCACGAAATAAACGAAAGCACCTTTGAGTCCTTGGAACAAGTCATCGATGAACTTGAGGACGTCTATATCGCCCGCATCAACGCAACCAAACGAAAGTAATCCCATGCCCGACCCACTCTCCATGTCCCCCGATATGCTAGCCTCCCCGGCTCATGTCATCCGCGGCCTCTCCTATCAAATCGCCTACTCCCGTGATCGCGTCCTCCAAGGCGACTGGACGGAGAAGTACGCTCGTCAGCGGATTGCCATGTGCGCTGCCGTTGCCGAGGAGAACCTCCGCGAGTCTCACAACTGCATGGCGGTCTCCATCTACGCCAACCTCACCACCGGCTGTCGTGCCTTGTTCACTTGGACCTACGTCGACCGCAACGGCGAGAAGGACAGCGGCTCAATTCACCCGACGATTGACGGACGATGAGACTGCTCGCCCTGCTTCTCGCGGCGACCTCCCTGCACGCCGTCACACCTGGACAAGTTGAGGCCGTCATCTTTGTCGAGTCGTCCGGCAACCCCAAGGCCATCGGGCGTCTCGGTGAGCGTGGGCTCGCTCAGTTCTTTCCAGCTGCGTGGGCCGATACGACCCGCTGGCGAGCCCGCCACGGCCTTCCGACCTACGGGTACAGCACTTGGGCCACGGACGAAGGGGTAGGGCGGGAATACGCGACCTCTTGGCTGACCCTCCTCGAGGAACGGCTGACCACGGCGCTAGGCCGACAGCCCACCCTCGGCGAAATCTACGCCGCCCACCAACTCGGCTTTGCGGGCTTCAAGGCTAAAGGGTTTGACCTAAGGAAATGTCCCATCATAACTCGGGTCGTGGTCGCTCGTCTAAACCGAGACCCACGCTCTACTAAATGAACAAGCCAACCATCGTCGCCGTCGACCCGGGCGTAAGCGGAGGCATCGTCGTCTATACTCCTTCCGAGGGAACGACCGAAGCCCACAAGATGCCGCCGACCGACTGGGACGTGGTCCAGCTCTTAAAGGACATCAACGGCAACGCGGGCCGCGTCATCCTGTACCTTGAGGAACCCCCGCTCTTCGCCGGCAAGAACATCCCCGGCTCTGCCATCGGGAAACTCATGTGGAATACGGGCGTCCTCTACGGTTGCGCCGTTGCCCACGGCTGGGAGGTCCACCGCATACGTCCGGCAATCTGGATGAAGGCCCACCCAGTCGGCACCAAGGGCGACCGCTCGACGACCGAGTGGAAGAACGTCCTTAAGGCTCGAGCAGCTGAACTCTTTCCCGATCAGGACGTGACCCTCTGGAACGCCGACGCTCTCCTAATCCTTGACGCTGCTCGACGCGGCGCCATCAACTAACTCCCTCCCAATGCAAAAGAAACCCTCTAAGCAAACCCCTGAAGCCAAGGCCCCAGCGACTTACCGCGAACTGTCCGGCTCTTCCTACGTCGTTCTCTCTGACGGCACCGTGGCCCGTAAGTTAAAGCCCCGCCTGTCGGGTGCGACCCGCTACTGGTTCCTGTCCCACGATAACCACCTCCGATGCGTTACCCAGAAGACGGTGGACGAGATGACTACTTTCCCCTAAGCCTTTCCCTCACCCAACCCACAACCCAACCAAGCCATGAAAAAAGAAACCACCACCGCAGTTAGCCAGGAGCAAAGTAATCCCTACTTCGACCTGATCTCCGCCCTCTCCTCGATGGAGAACGTCGGCGCTAACCGCATCAATCCCGCCTTCAAGGCCCGCTACGTCTCGCTCGACGCTCTGCTCGACGCGGTGAAGCCTGTCCTGCAAGCGCACAACCTAGCCCTCGTCCAAGTCCTCGAGACGGAGGAAGGCAAAGTGGGCGTGTCTACTTCCCTGCTGCACACCTCGGGGCATCTGTTCGCCTTCGGCAAGTTGATGGTCAAGGCCGACGGCCTCACGGCTCAACAGGTCGGCGGGGCTATCACCTACATTCGCCGGCAGTCTATTCAGACGGCTTGCGGTATCTCGGTGGACCTCGACGACGATGGTCATCAGGCCTCCGCACCTAAGCCCCAAGCCCCCAAGGTCTTTATGGGCGAACTCCGCTTTGAGAAGGCCGCCGTGGAGATCCTCACACTCAAGGGCTGGCTCAAGCCTGGACAAGGTTTAAAAGACCTCAGCGCCGAACACCTCGCCGCCATCAACACCCACGCCTTTGAACAGGCCGTACGGAACGCCACAAAATGAGCCACGACTTTATTGAGAACGCCTTGACCCGGCTACGCGACGACTCTGAGCTCGTGGCCCTGCGTGCCGACAAGGTTCGGCTTACGGCTGAGGTCAGTTGCCTTGAGGCCGTCATCCGTGCCCACGAGCGCGTCGACTGCCTTTTGGTCACAAGCCTTAAGAAACAACTGGTAGAAGTTGATGCCGAGGTCGTCCGGCTCAATTCGCTAATCGCAAATAGCGAACAGGAGAACGCCCGCCTCAAGGCCGAGGTCGAGCGGCTGACCTTTGACCCTTTGACCTATCTAGATGACCACGGCGAATGGATGCCGAGGCACACGCACCTTGCCGCCGTTGAACGCCTCAACGCACAGGTCGAGCGGCTGACTTCCGAGGTTCAAGATTGGGAGCCAATCGAGAACGCTAAGTCTGGTCACCATATTGGTTTCTGCAGGACTGAGCAAGGTCTCGAAATCATTGGTCCTATTACAGTCATCGGTGATGAAGTTAATTTTCAATCAGGCATCGGCAACAAGCCGACGCACTTTCAACGGTACCCAAATCCTCCGAAGTCGTGACCACCTCGACCACCCACGGCACGGGGCAACCCATCAACGTCATCCTCCCCGACCACACCATCGTCCTCATGTGGATCGTCAAGACCGAGGCCATCCGGCAGTTCTCCCTTTCGGACATGAACCACGCCGAGGTCGAACTCGCAGACTTCGAGGCCGTCATCCTAGCCAAGCAAGCCAAGCACGTCCCGACCTTTGCCGGGGCGACCTTCGAGCTGAACGGTAACGCGTACGTCATCGACGCTGTCAGCCAGTCCGCTGCCGACGTCATCAAGCGCCAGTCTATTCACCTTAAAAAGATATGGGTCTCGGCCCGCTCCTTCTTCCCCGCATGAAGTCGCTCGTCATCCCCTCGTCGGTCTACAAGGCCGCCGCCCTAGACGAGAACACCTTTGCCCTGCTTATCCTCTTAGACGGGTCGGTCTTCGTCGAACTCCAAGCTAAGTCTCACAAGGCTTTAGAGAAGGTTCTAGCCGGCTGGAAGGCCGAGACCCTCCCCTCCCTTGCCCGGTCAGACGTCCGCTTCTTTGCCGTCAACTATGGCAAGGTCTTTGAACTCACCCTCTTCCGCTCTAAACGATGACTACTCAAGACCGCCTAGCCGCCGCCCTGCGCCGACTCCAGACCGAGGCCCGTAGCCTCTCCGCCTACCAGACCGCCTTTGTCACCCAAGCTGACATCCACCGCGTCAGTATCGACGGCGACCGCCTCCTCTCGGTCCTCGCGATCACGGACGCCACCCGCATCGACGACATCAATGACATGGTCGAGCTGCGGGAACGCCTCAACATCGTCCGAGCCGACCTCGCCTCACTCCTGGTCAGCGTCCAGAACCTCCACGAGAAGGCCGAGGAGATGGACAAGACTTTGACTGACGCCGAGAACCTAGTCGACAACCCCGACGAGGTGCTATAATTCATTCCAACATTCATCCCCACACGCCATGTATACCCCCGAAGAAATCCAAACCAAACTCGCTGGCAAGACGCGAGCCGACTACGACGCTATCGACGCGTTGAACCAGACCGCCGCCAAGTTGCTCCTTAAGGCGCCGGCTAAGTACGCCCACGACAAGGCCAACCCCCGTAAGGACTCAAAGGCCCTCCGTGAAGGCATTATGACCCACGCCGCCGTCCTCGCTCAAGACGAGTTCGCTAAGTTCAAGCCCGAGCCCGATACCGACAAGCGCACGAAGGAAGGCAAAGAGGTCCACGCCTATTGGAAGACCACCCTCCAGCCCGGTGACGTGCCTTGCAAGGCTGACGAGTACGATAACGCCCTCTCCTATTCGGATGCCCTGCGTATCGCTATGGGCCGTTATAACATCGTCCCTGTCGCAACCGAGGTCATGCTCACCGCTGACTATATGGTCCCTATCAAGGGCTCCCTCGACCTGATCGCCCAGGACGGGTACGTCTATGACATTAAGACGACGATGGAAGAGGCCACGCCTAAGGGCTTCGGTCGTCAACTTATCTGGTCGGACGACTTTAAACTACAGGCCGCTTGGTATCTGCTCCTCTGCAAACTCAACTTCGGTGTCCGCCCTAAGGGGTTCCGTCTCCTGGTTGTCGAGAAAGAGGCGCCGTACCTGACCGCCGTCTTTGAGCTACACCAAGACCTGATCGCGGAAGGCGAAGCCCTCATGCTCTCTGCCATTAAGGCCTACGAGGTCTGCAAGTCCTTTAACGAGTGGCCCGCCTACCCGTCCGAGGTCATCGTCATCGCCCGCCCGACCTCCGCTGCTCCCCTCGCCCCTATCAATTTCGCCTAACCAATAACACACCATGGAAAACCCAAACGACCGCCCCCCACTCACCACCATCGACAAGACCGGCAAGTACGTCCTGAAGATGTCCCTCCCGAAAGAAGACAAGGTTAAGGTCTACGACGATGGCGTCGGCGCTCGCCTGTTCTTTAAGACCGCCGAAGGCCTCTGCTTCTCGAAGAGCTACGGCACCAAGTACGGCAAGAGCCTCGCCATGCTGGTCGGTAAGATTAGCGGCAAGTACGTCTCCGAGCCGAAGGCCTCCCTCTCGGTCCCAGACTTCCTCGACTACATCCGCCCAGCGACTAACGTACACTTCGAGGTCGAGGTCGAGGTCACCCCTGACGGCGAGTGGCAGGGCCGTCCTCAATTCAAATACAAGATGAACTTCCCCAAGGGCAAGGGCGTTGCCGCGTCGACCATCCCAACCCCGACCGACTGGTGAAGACCCCGCAGACCATCGTCCTCCTGTCTGGTTACGCCAGGAGCGGGAAGGACACGTTCGCCGAGGGGATGACCCGTTACAGCGCTAACGTCAAACGCATCGCCTTTGCAGATGCCCTTAAGGACGCCGCTAACGACTTCTCCATTGCCCTAGGGCTGTCGGTTAACTTCCACGACGATACCGTCAAGGCCACGAACCGCGAGACCCTCGTCGCTATGGGTCGGTTCGCCCGGTCTATCCATAAGGACGTCTTCGTCTACAACTTGACCGAGGCCGCCAGCCGTGAGCGTGGGCACGTCGTCGTCACCGACACCCGCTACATTAACGAGGTCGTCGTCACTAAGCAGCTGATGAACGAGGTCCGTGGCTGGAGGTTTATCCATCTGCATATTGAGACCGTCGGCATCGGCCCGGCTAACGACGAAGAGGCCGCCAGCATCCGCGAGATGCTCGAGGGTTGCATCCCGACCCAGACCTACGCCTTCCAACCTAACAGCGCCGCCATGATCAGAGACGTGGGCAAGTCGGTCGCCAAACACTTAGAACTATGAGCCGTAAACAAACCAAACAAGAACGCATTGAAGAACTTGAGAAGGAGGTCGCCGCCTTACACACGTTGAACGTCCAACTCGGCAACACCCTCAAGATGACCGAAGACGGTCAGTGGGTCGTAATCTCCGAGAAGGACTTGAACCGCTACCGCAACGGCATCGACGCGCTCATCAAGGCTGGTGACCAAGTGACCGACTACCTTGCCGAAGTTAACACCGACGACGAGACCGCCTTTATTCTGCAACTCTGGAAGGACGCTAAGGCCTCCGACAAGTTCTGACTTGTGGCAACCCCCACCGACGACGAGCTAGCGGAGATGTCGAGGTGCTGGGGCGTATCAATCGACCGCCTCCGCTTCCTAGCCACCTGTCCGCATTACGACTCTAGGCCACACATCCGGGTCGACGACTACAAAGACCCAACCGACCGCCATATCGCTAAAGCCATCAGGGAAGCCATCCGTGGCTCCTGGCTAACCGCTGACGCCGCCAAGATAGCGGGCGTGACCCTAAAGACCATTGAGGCTTTCGTCTGTCGTCATGGCATCATCTGGCCTCCCGGCTGTCGGCGCCGTCTTGAGTGGGGACGCGGTACGACGCACACGCACCGCCTCAACGACGAGCATAACAACCTTCTAGCCAAAGGACGGCTCACGATGGCTCAGGCCGCAGCTCAGGGCATCGCCGAAGGGCTGACCGCCGCCGAGACTGCTGAGAGGTTCGGCTTCTCTGCTCCAGGGATGTATAACTCAGCCGTCCGTCAAGGCCTCCGCTTCCGCAGCCACTTTGAGAAGTTCGGAAGACACAAAGGCAAGCCACCCGCTTCAAGTGTATGAGCCGCCTCACCAAGTTTATCTTCGCTTCGGACAGTCACGGAGACATGGCAGACCCTCAAGCCCTTGCGGCCCTATACGAGTTTACCAAGGACTTTAAGCCCGACATCAAGATAGCCGGCGGCGATCACTACGATTTCCGCAGTCTCCGCAAGGGCGTTGGCTCAGACAAGGAAGGCGCTGAGTCTCTGCAGGAAGACATCGAGGCCGGCGAAGACTTTTTTGCCAAGTGGAAGCCGACCGTCTACCTCTGGGGCAATCACGAATACCGCCTAGACTCTATGCAGGGCCACGGGCAGGCCATCGTCCGCGACTATTGCACCGACCTCAAGGACCGCATCAACCGCGTAGCTCGACAGAACGGTGCCAAGGTCATCCTGCCCTACCACGCCGACAAGGGCGTCTATCGTCTCGGCCCTGTCGCGATGGTCCACGGGTACGCTCACGGCGCCAACGCTACAGTCGTCCAGGGCTTACACTACGCACCCTACGGCGGGGCTTTGATACATGGACACACCCATAACCTTGCCAGCGTCGCCTTGACTAAGCACGGGGGCGGTAACGCCTTCTCCGCTGGTTGCCTCTGCCGTAAAGACGAGATGACATATAGTGCCCACCGCCTAGCCACCTCCCGATGGGGCTCAGGGTTTGTCGCTGGGTTCGTTACCAAGGGCGGCGACTACAAGGCTTGGCTTGTGCATAAGATGGGCGGCGTCTGGATCTGGCAGACCGAACTTAAAACGTTTACGCCATGAGCGACAACCCACGACCACGCTGGCAAATCTACATCGGGTACGCCGACGATGGAAATATCCGGTATTACTTCCAAGACACCGACCCACCCTTTCGTCAGCCTGGGCAACGCATCGGCACCATCCTGCTCTATGTCGGTCGGAACTTCTACTACAAGCTAAAGGCCCACGACGCTATCGAGTACTGCCAAGACCTTAACGTCAAAGACTACAACCTGTACCGCCATGAGCCACCGCAAGCCTGACCCGCTGCTTCTCCGAGTGATGGCGGCTATCCATAAGACCGCCGAGAAGCCCGCTCCAGGCTTTCGCACCATCGACCAGTGGGCTGTCATCTGGAAGTGCAAGCGCGGGGCCGCCCGGGTTAATATAATTAAGGGGATGCAACTCGGCGTCATCGAAGAGCGAACTTACCGCGTCACCACCCGGCGAGACGCCAAACCCTACCCTATGGCCCACTACGGCGAAATGACTCGACCTCGTAAGACCTAAGCCCCTTAGTCCCCCCCCTTACCTCCAAGCCAATGGAACAACCACCACCTTCTGCCTTAGACGCGGAACGGCACATCCTTGCCGTCTGCATCGCCCAAAGCCTACCGCTTCCCGATGGGCTAATCCCGTCCGACTTCTGGGAGCCTCAGCACCAAGACCTAGCCGCCGCAATCAGCGGGCTCATCGACGAGGGGACAGCCCCCGATGAGTTAACCGTCACGCAGCGCCTTCGAGAACTCGGCTCACCCGTTGAGGCCTTCACCGTCTCGGACCTATCGACCACCGGGCAATTCATTCAGCCAAACGCTGCTTGGTCCCTTGCGGTGATTAAAGCCCTTAACCTACGCAAACTCGGCGAGCAAGCCCGTGCCGTCCTTAAGGTCGTTAACGAGGCGGGTGCTGACCCCGAGGCCATCGTCCTCGCCCAAGAGCAACTTGCCAAGTCTCTGACGCGGCGCAAGGGGCACGGCAAAGACCCATCGACCGAATACTTCGACCTCGACGCTATGCTGGCCTTCGACCCTAAGGACGATAAGACCGTCCTGATCGGAGCCGAGCGGCGCTGGATTTGCAAAGGCTACCCGTTTCAAATCGTCGGCTTCTCCGGCACGGGTAAGTCATCCCTCGCGGTACACCTTGCCGTCCACTGGGCTCTTGGCAAGGCACCCTTCGGTCTTAAGCCCGTCCGAGAGCTCCGTATCCTTATGGTGCAGGCCGAGAACGATTTTGGGGACGCCAGCGAAGGACTAAAAGGAGCTGCCGTTAAACTAATTCAATCTGAAAGGGTCACCCTCAAAGAGAACCTTATCTTCGTTCGTCAGTCGGCTAAGGTTGGCTTTGAGTTCGTTGAGTACCTGGGCGAGATGGTCGAGAAGCACCGCATAGACCTTATCATCGCCGACCCGCTCCTAGCGTACGCAAACTTTGACATCGCCATGCAGGAACCGACCACGGCCTTCCTTCGCGGACCCGGTGGCGTCCAGGAGATGCTCCAGAAGACTGGTGCCGCCCTGCTGTATATGCATCACACCACTAAGCCCAAGTCAGCTGACGATCTCGACGCGATGACCTCCCAGCAACTTGCCTATCTCGGGGCCGGCTGCGCTGAGTGGGTGAACTTCGCCCGCGACTCGGGCTATCTTTTCCGCACCCATAAGAACACCTCGGACGGTCGGGCCGTCTACCGCTTCGGGTTCTCTAAGCGTCAGTCCCGCTCTGGCCTTAAGTCTGAACACAGCCCAGACAAGCCCTGCTATCACCTAAACCTCTGCCATGCCACCGACGGTTCAGTCCGCTGGGAGGAAGCCCCGCCCGAGATGGACGACCACAAGCCCCATTCCAGCCCCGCCAAGGGGTCTACAAGCCGTCCGTTGTCCCTTTGAGGGGCAGGACAGCCTTAGCCCCCCATACCCCCCT